TAAGGCGTTGTCATCGCTTCGGAAGGCGAACGTGTAATATTTGCCTTTAGCTGATTGAGAACAAGTAAAGTTGATTGTGTGTTCGCAATCGAAACCAAAAGCTTTGACATTCCTTTGGAAAGGATTCTGGCCTTTACTGCCATTGTTGACTGAGGGTTGAAGTCTCCTTCCATATCAGAGTTAGAAGGCGTTAGTGCCAGACTATCCCAGATAAACAACATTCTATTTTCATTTGATTTAAGAAGTTCCTCGATTGTTTCTAAAACGAATTCAACGCTTGTTGCTTGAATATACAAAATATTACTTGCGTTACATCCGATACGCTCAAGAAATGAGTTGTCTAGAGCAGACTCAGAATCGAAATAGACTACATCGATTCCTTTCTTTTGGGCATTGGCTGCGATTTGAGCCGCCATATATGATTTTCCACTGGATTCTAGGCCAGCGATTTCTGTGATTTTTCCTACTGGAACACCTGCGAGTTTTCCGCGACAAATCATACTATCTAGCCAACGAGAACCAGTTGGAATCCAATCGGTTACGTTTGTTGGGTTATCTTCGTCGTTCAAGTCATGAGCAACTTGCATACCAGCTTTTTTATTTATAAGCTGTCTCATCTGGTCTATGCTGAGTCTGCCAGCTTTTACTTCTTTTCTTCGTGCCATTTGTTTCTCCTTATTTTGAAAGCTTAAAGGCGTGATAGCAACTGCGGAAACCTTTCTTATCAATTTTGATTGATACGTTCTCTCCGTAGTCAATGACCTCTAAGACATAATCTTTGCTTCTTGAGAGAAGATTAGTAATGTCGCTATTGTCTGAATAGAAACTTACATAGCCATCTCCCAAGTCTTGTTTATATGCGTTGATAGCCGTTTCGCTGTCTGGCCCTCCGCCTTTTCCTTTGAATCGCCTTGCGACTTCTGTTATTTTTTCATTAAAGTTTGGGTCATCTTTCTTATATACTTTTTTCATTTTTCTCCTATTGAAAAGCGTGCTTTGCTGGCTCTGCTTTAATAACGCCAAAAGCATCTCTCATATTATACCAATCTTGATAAAGATTGTCAAGTGTTGTTTTAACGTTTATTTTCTTAACTTCGTAGGTGGCGGCAGGTTGTGCTGTAAATTTAAAGAATTTAACTCCTCCGCTAACTCCAATTGAACCACAGGAGCACTCTCTAAAATCATCTTCCGTCCTAGAATAAACAATGTCTTCGCATTCCTTGCATTCAACTGCTTTTATTAACAATTTAGTTTTCCTTTTATTCGATAAAGTTGAGACATCTGTAAGCCCATGCCTCCCTGCGGCGGTACACTATTAGCCAACAAGTTCGCTAAAAGCTTTATCTACACTATTTTGTGGTGTAGCAGATTCTACTACCACTTCTTCTGAAGCTTCTTCGCTATCCAAATAAGCCGCAAGAATATCTTGAACCTCATCTGCGGTTTTGCGACCGTTTTCAAACAGTTCTTCGAAATCAGGAATATTTTCCATGAGTTCTACAACTCTCTCCGAATCTTTATGAAGCGGTGAGGATTTACGACGGGGCGTAATTTTAGTTTCTGGAAAACTTGCTCCTGCTGGTTTACCATAGCCAATCACCAAATCTGTTCCAGATTCGGGATCAGTAATGTCACCGTATTCAGGATTCAAAACAAGACCGAGAAGAGTTTCGTAGGTTCGTTTACCGAATCCCCACATCTTAACACCTTCACTTTCTTCGCCTCGTACTACGACAGGGGCAAAAAATCGTTGACGTGCGCCAAGTTTTTTAGCAACTCGTTTAGATTCTTCTGAACCTTCTTTCCACAGTTGACGTACATAACTGTCAAGAGGACAGTCTTCGCCAAAATTGCGTTTTGGACTCAAAAATCCAGGGGTATCCCCTACATTATAATGAAACCAATAATCACGGAAAGGATCTCCGTCAGGAGTACAGACGATACGAATCGTTTGTTCCCCATCTTGTGGACGCCAAAACTTGTTTGAGCCTCCGTTGGCATTGTTTTTAAGCGACACTTGCCGTGCTCGCATTTTTTCCATATTAATAGACATATTTTATTTTCTCCTTGGTTAAAGTCACCCTGACAAATCTCTCAGGGCGCTAGTTTTTGAATCAAAGTGCTGTTACTTTCACAATAGATGTATGACTGATCGTATTCGGTTGGGTATATTGAATAACCCACTTTCATTTTGTCATGCTCTATCGCGTCTTTAACCTGCTCTTTGATTCGGTTCATCAACATAGAGTCCTTTTCAAGAACTTCATGAGGTATAGCATAATAATACCTTTTTTCTCTTGGAATGTCAAGCGAAAAAAAACATTTTTCTTCTTCATCAAATTTATTAAAGCCAATTGAACTAATACGCGCTGTATTGATACGACTGGTAAAAGTCGTGAATACAGGCATACTGTGTTCAAAAACGTTAATCATGTGATAATTTGAAGCAATCATTTGATTTATACTATCCCAATACTTTAATATTGGTACTGGACCTATTATACCAGATATTAATTGATTGTCAAGTAAAATTATTTTTTCAAGTAGTGATGACCTTGCGTATTCCTGAAAAATGTTGAACAGCAAGTTGTTTTGTAGTTTTTGGTTGTCCGATAATCCTTCTCTTTCTGGGATGATATACATCAAGGTAATTTTGGACTTGTCCTTTATTCTCTCCAAAATATTCAGAGCGGTGGCGGTAACATTGCCGCAGCTTGTAATGAATAGCGTTTCCGCATCTACTTTTTCTAAAAACTTGTTTATGGACTTGGGGACGCTCTTTTCATATAGTTCTACTGAATCTTGCTTTTTCAGGCCGAATGTGTTTTTAGTCTTCTTGAGACCGACATCTATATTTAAGACGTTATATTCTGAATATTCCTTCAGACAATTTGCTATGTTACAACCAGCTTTTCCTAGACCTATGACAGTTTGCATTGTTCCTCTTAATTAATATTGAGCTTTTTCATGTCGTGCCAATCTTTACCGGCACTACAATTAACTCTAAATTTCCCTAATCGTGTAACATCGAACGCTCTTTTGATGTCATTCAAAATATATTGGTCATCTTCCGAAAAGTCGATAACAAGCGAATCGTGATTACAAAATTTAATAAAACTCTTCCGACCTTCCAAGAGTTCCCAAACCTTATACATTTGCTCAAAAACGAGATCTGCTGCCGTTGACTGAATGACGTAATTTACGGCGTGGGCCTCGTCACATTCTATTTCTCGATTAAATATGGTTTTTACCTTATTGTCCGAAAAATACAAACTTTTGATCTTTTCCCGGTCGTAAATGTCTCCGACCTTAGCTTCGGTGCTTTTGGGGTTATAAAGCCAAGCAAAGATCCTTTTCTTAGCGTTGTCGCGATCTTTTGACCTAAGAAAGACATTCTTTAGGTTCCATTCGTGAAGATCTCCTTCTGGTTGCTCATGACCTAATAAGCCCAAAGCAACTCGCAATTCGCAAGCGTTGAAGTCGATTTCAAAGAGCCAATCATTTGTCGGCCTTAATACTTTACGATATTTCTTAGCCAGTGTCATCACTGGAAAAGAATTCTTTTTTGTGCTTAAGCGGCCTGTGACCGTTTTGAACTGGTCGTAAGATATAACTTTGTCGCACTCTTGTAATGTTTTGATGATATTTCTATCTTGCACTGTGATACTCTTTATTACGCTTGTATCGATTTTCAATGGCTGTGATTTAATTTCAGTGATCATCTTTTCTAAGTTTAGGATATCATTGTAGTTTTCTGGTCTCTCACAGTTATCGAAGATGTGGTTACAAATGTTGTTTTTTATAGAGGCCCATTTTTCGAGCATATGTGTCGGCATCAGGTCATAAAGACATATATCCTTTAGATTTACGCCTGTTGCTACGGCAGATTTTAAAACTGCTTTGAGTCTCGCTTGAATTTCTTCTAATTCTTCTTTCCATATTTCAGGGCAAGCCTCTTCGAGAGTTTGGCCAGCGGCAAATAAGTTTGCATATTCAATATCGCGTTTCTTAAGGTAAGGGGCGTATGCCCAAGTTTTACGGCAATCGTCTGTAATTTCCTTGAAGAACTGAGAGTTCTTGTAAATCATGAAGCAGTCTTTTTTTTCGTCAAAAGTTTGAAACAGCATTACCACTATTATACTTGATTGAGATCATTTGTCAACAAAAAAGAACGGTTCTTGGTCACCTTCTTTATAAATCCTTGAATTTATTAACTTTAAGTCGATGTAGTCAAGTGCTCTTTTTTTGCCACCTATGTTATAATAATCTTTTACGTTGGTGACAAGATCATTATACCTATTTTCTTTACTATTTTCAATTAATCTTATTCTAAAGTATAACTTTAAAAAGTATTCGTCACCATATCTCTCCTCAAACAATGAATAGGTCTTTGGGACAACTTCGGCAGGCAACTCTTTTATCAGGGTAGTTTTATAATCTGAAAAAATTGGGGAGCCGTATTTCACGGACTTGACCGTTACCTTAACCTTTTCATATGACGAGTTTACTGAATAGTGGCTTGTATAGAGTATGTAGAGGTATCTCTTAAAGTTTTCGTAGTCTATCTCGGAGGCTGTGTAGAAATTGGTATCGAAGAGTTCTGAGGTGTGGTGTATCGTTGGGTTGTGTCTAGCAATGTAACCGGCCATTTCGGGGCTGGTGATGTCTGCGATTAATTGCCAAGGGGCATTCTTGTTGACTCTAAAGCCGAAATTCCTACAAGGATTAATGAAGCTAGAATATTCAAATTTTTCCAAATAGTTCTTGACTTTAAGTTCGGTGTCACTGTGGTCATCGAAAGCAAGATCGATGATGAGACCTGAAATTTTATTGGTACAGTTGTTACTCATTATATATTCGTTTTGAGTGATAGAAACGTCAGGGGATACGGTTCGAATGAATCTCAAGTATTCGTTGACAAAGGAATCAAATGAATAGACCTTTTTTGAGGGTAGATAGACATTTAAGAAGGGGTCAAAGATAAAGCTCTCAAAATACTTATCGTACTCAACGGGTAGAGATGTCCAAGCTCTTTTTGGAAAAAACCTATCAAAGAAATCAGGAGGGAAGACCTTTCTATCTTTGCTTCGCCTGATGAATCCTTGAAGGTCTAAGAAGGCATCCACTACAAAGTTTAAAGCTTTAAAATTGCCTATGCCGTCCAAGGCAGCAAGGAATTCTTCTTTAGGATAAACCGTAATACCCTTTGTGTTGACTTTACCAAAATATGGTCGCTTGTACCAAAGGTCATAGATTTTGTCTTCGGGAACAATGGGAAACACCTCGTCATATTTTTCCTTGCTTTTGAAGAATTCTGAGGGTTTTGATGAGTTATTGCTGAACATATAATATATAGATTCTCAGTGTGTTTGTTTTCCTTTACTCTCCCGTGTTATTCAGTGGCCTTCGACCACGCAGTCATCTCTGCTTTGGTGGGATTGTCAGGATCAGCGAAACCTGCCTCATGTTCCGCCATTGTTTTGGCCGTGGCCGGTTTTAGAGGCTGTTTTGGCTTACTTGGGCTTGAAGCAGATGTGGTAGATTTGTCCTTTTTCTTGTCGGGAGCTTTCTTTTCTGCTTTTTTGTCTTTCTCTGCGGTCCCTGTTTGATTGTTGCTTGCCTCTTCCGCCAAGGCAACGTCTTGAGACTTTGGAATGGGATTGTCAGTTGTTGCGTAGGATTTTGTTGGCTCAAGACTGCCAAATTGTATCATTTTATAGGTTGTTGTCCAATTGTTTCCTCGAATGGTGTGGTCAACAGCGGTGATACTAAATAGACCAGAGAAGAACAATAAATTATTGTTTTCTTGGAAAAATCCGCCGTCTACAAATCGCGTATCTACCGCTAACGTATCGGTGATATTTAAAAAAGGATTTCCTCGCAATGTTAGGTTTGCGGCCATTTGGCTTGTGATAAACACGGAATCGGAC